CCCTTCTGTGAACCGGGGAAACTGCTGATTGGCATGGGGTACGGGCGCGGGTACCGGAAGCGGCAACCTGTGCGGCGGTGCGAGCACTTATCCAGCGCCGGGTTGCTGGTCGGGTTGTCCCGTTCATCAGCGACCGGCGGCCCGTCGTAGTTGCAGCCGGTACCGCGATAAACCCACTGGCATACATCCGCCAGGATAGTCCGCGCCGGAATAATGGCGTTGTCGCAGTCCACCGGCGTTGCGAGGGAATAAGTCACCTGCTCTGAGGTTTCCTCTGTCATCTCCTCGACAACGTAACGGGACACTGCCTCCACAGTAGGATCTGCATCCGGATTACCATTGGGGAAGTTAACCGCATCAAGATACTTCACCGGCACCTGGCGGCGCGTGACCACCACACCCAGCAGATCGTCGAAATCATGGTTCATCCCAAAAATCATACCCGTGACGTTCGCGACGGCCATAACCGGACGTGCATAGGTACCCTCGTTCCGGCTCTCGAAGCCTTCGACAGCGATGGGATAAGCGGGATAGGCGTTACCGCGCCAGATGACGTTGTTGTAAAAACCGTTGGTGCCGGAATGGAATCGCACAACATCGCCGCCGTACGGCCGGAGATCGACTTCAAAGAGATCTATAAACGCGCCGACTCCGGCGTCAACGCTTTCGATAATTAACTCTGGTGGAATGTCGCGCACGAAAATCTCCCATAAATAAAGCCACCCGGAGGTGGCTACTGTTCGAATATCAGGATGGGATATATCGCTATCCCTGGTTATGTTGTGGGTTCAGCCCGTCAGCGGTGGGACGCTGGCGCACTCAGACAAGAGGGATGGCTGATTACCTCTGATTAGGGAATAAAATGGTTAAAGGTCATGATTTCATGAAGCCGCTGAGCCAACAACTGGATACGGTTTTGCCTCAGTTAGTAGAACATGATGATATTATTGATAAAGTTTTACCTTTTTACCTTGCTGTGACTGCCAAACTGTCAGGCAAGACACCTCAACAATTCTTTGGGTATAACATGGAGGCCATGGAAGCCATTTTTGGATCATCCAAATTAGGCAAAAATCAGAAAGAGCTTGCTGAGTCAGAGTACGCCTATCTGGTAAATGCGAGAGCCAGGGAGATATTCGATAAATTACCGGAAGTTGATTAATAACACGGGCGCGTTAAGTCGCGCCCAGACCAAGGTTTCTGCAATAGTTTCGTGCATATTGCTCCGCTCGATTAATAACCTCCCCGAAGGAGCATTTATCAAGATAGCCCTCTGAATAATTAATCACCAGCATGGTGTCATCGCACTTATCAGAGGTTAACCCCTTCACGACAACTTTAACCTTCAAAGTCTTTACTACTCCAGCAGTGAAACTAAAACTATTGCGAATTTCTTCTGCGTACCCGGGTGTAATGCGAATATCTTGCGTGGGAAATGAAACGTCAAAGCTTAACTGCATTTTTAACTCCCGCCTTTCGGCTTTATCGTGGTACCTGTTCAAACGTGGCCGTCAGTTCATAGAGCGGCCCGGTTTTTGTCATGCTCCATGAGCGGCAGACAAACAGCGCCTGCACTCCTGTATCTGATGGTGTCCAGTAGAACGACTCCACCGCCATGCGTGCTTTCAGAAACGCCTCGGCCTGTATCGCCGGGTTCACACGGCACGGCCCGTTAACGCCGCGAAACGTCAGCGAGTATTTTGACATCAGCGGGTTAATGCCTTTCTTCTGGCGCTGCTCGTAGCCATCGCCGAGTTTCACGATGGCCACGTTCGGGGTACGTTCGGCGCTATAGCCGCGCTGAGGTTTCCAGGTGAAGATTTCAGGCATTATTTTCTCCGTAGAAGCCCGTTAGGCCGCTGCTCATTACTGATGGCTCGCAAGGCAGCGTTATAAGCAATTTTATCGAACTGCTTTAACGTTGCCGGGCTGTCCGGGCTGCCCTCGAAATGGTAATGGTTAACCTGCTGCACTGTTACGTTACCCCCGCCACCAGCATTATCAGCCGAGACAACTTTCCCAGACTTATTGGGGATAAACATCTGCTGGCCACCAGCTGTCTGGAAGACCTCAGAGCGCCCATCCTCGTTAATGCGGTAGGCGTTGCCAGCAGACACCCCGCCGCCATAACGGCGACCGCCAGCAAGCGCCAGCCCCTTGGCTGCAAGCATTGAACCAGCGTACGCTGATTGCCCCACCGCAGCAGCACTGCCGTACGTCGCGATTGAAGCGCTCATAGCAGCGGGTGCCCATGCAGCTGCGGCAGCTGAAGCCTGGGCAGTAGTTGCTGCCAGAGAAGCAGCCGCAGCCGCCTGGCCCATAAGCTGACTTTTAGCCCATTCAATACCCATCTGAACAAAGCTGCCTACCACGCTGTTTAAAATCGTGGTGCCGATGTTGGCGAAAGATTCCCGCAGGCTCTGAGTGCCGTTTATCAGGCCAGTAATGGCGCTGGTTGCCCCGCCCTGTAAGGAGTCCACGGCGGCGCCAATCATGCTGTTAATCTGGCTTTGCTGCTGCCACTCTTCCCACATGGCCGCCATGCGCCGCTGGTGATACTGTTCCTCAATACTGGCCCGTAACGCTTCGGCTTCCGCGATCTTTTGCGGATAAAGGGTTACGTACTCATTGAGCTGCGCAATTTGCGTCAGATATGAGTTATCGACCGCTGCAACTGGCGATACCTGCCCCTGCAGGCTGGTGAAGTTCTGACTGGCCTGAGTGCGCTTTTTCTCTTCCTCCGCAGCGGCCTTTATCGCCTGCTGACTTCTCCAGATTGCTTCGGCCTGCTGCTCAGCCTTAGCTATTTGCGCGTCAGTCGCTTTATTTCCAAGCGCCATAACTGCATCGTACTTCGCCAGTTCAAGCGAGCCATCGGCATAACCGGTGTTGAGTCGATCCAGCGCAGACTGCTGACGAGATAAAAATTGCGTTGCGTCGTCAGCGGACTTCTTCGCTTCTTTGTTTGCGGCTTTTCGCGCGCTGGTTAACCGCTCTGTTTCAGCGTATTGATCCTCAAGGGCCCTTCTTTTTTTCTCATCTGTAAGATTGGCGTCATCAGCATCGTATTGCGCCTGCAGTCTCGCTCTTGCTTCACCCTCCAGTTTAGAAAGCGCAAGGCGGCGTTCGGCGTTCTGGATAAGCTTTTTCGCTTCTGGGGAATCTTCAGGTTCCGCAGGTTGTATATTTCCAGCGTTCGCTGCTTTTTTATTAAGGCTATCCAGTACCTGAATAGTCGAGGCCATTGCTGTTATTGCGGCGGAACTTGCATTGGGAATTTTATTCTTGAGGTTATTTTCAAGAATATTGAAGGCTTCTTCGGATTCTCTTGCTTTTTGATTGAGTTGCCCCTGAATAAGAGATTGTTGCTCAGTTGTACGATTTAATTTATCAGTCGCATTACTGACATCTCTTTTTCGCTGATTTAAAGTCAAAAGCCATTCGTTAGCTTTTTTTACATAGCCATTATTCTGATCCTGAGCGACGCCCATTTGCTTCGCAAGGGTGATGTATTTGTCATACTCTGACTGTGCTTCCTTTACAGAGCTATTGAGGTCATCAATGTGATCTTTTTGAGCCTCTATAGATTTAGCTATATCTGCCATTGTGCCGACAAGCTGCGCCTGATTCATCTCCTTCATCTTGGCAATAACGCCATCCAGAGAATCAGCAAAACTAAGAGCTTCTTCTTTCGCCTGTTTAGCGCTTTGCCACCAATACAGTAAGGCTCCCGCCGCGATCATAACAATGCCAGCAGGCCCGCCAAGCAGAGAAAGCGCGCCGCGCATTAATCCCATACTAACGGATGCAGCGCTAGCAGCGGCAGTAGCGCGAACGGTAGCTGCTGCCTGTGCTGTTTCTGCTTCAGTTAACACGATGGAGGCTGCGGTTGCTCTTGTCTTTGCGGCGATAAGGTTATCGAGCGCTAACATTTCTGCCGCGCTACCCCTTGCAACGTTATATTCAGCTTGAGCAAGGTTAAGCGCAGAAATCGCAGCTTCCTTATCTGCTAACGCTCTACGTTGTGTGGCATTGGCTGAAAAGAGCGCTGCCTGAGCCGCCTGATTTTCAGCGGTTATCATTTGGCGGTTTGCGGCAATGGCTTGAACTTTACTGGCTATCCCGGCTTTCAAAGCGCCTGCATAACGCCCAGCCAGAACAAGAGCGAATGCTTTCGCAGCAATAGTGGCCGCATCAATGAATCCAGCCATGCTTTCAGAGTCTCGGCCAAACTCCAGAGTAGTGTCAGCGGCAGCAATAAGACCGTTAGTGAAGGTTTGTAACGCACCTGTCTGGTCCTCGATCGCGACCAAAACTTCGGTAAAGGCCGTTTTCATCCTCACGCCAGCATCGGTAAGATTGTTAGACATTCCAGCCGCCGCTGCGGTGTTGTCGTCAAGAGATTGCCGCAACCCTTCACTAAGGTCTGTAGCTGTCAGTTTGCCTGCTGCACCCAGCGCACGTATTTCCCCTGCCGTTTTCCCGCTGGCGCTCGCAATGTCGTTTATTACGGTTGGAATGGCGGTAGTGATGGACTCCCACTGATCGGCGGAAACTTTCCCGGTGTTTATCGCTTTGGTGAATGCACTGATAGCTGACTCGGCCCGGTCCGCACTGGCGGCGTTCTTAACGAAAGCATAAGACATTGAGTCCTGGACATCGATAGCCTGTTCAGTGGAATAACCCATGCTGCGCAGACCGTCGGCGCTTCGAATATAAAGCTCCTGGGCCTCTGCTAAAGATCGATAAGTCCCGTTAGCTGTATTAAGTAAGCGCCTCTGAACGCTTTCAAATTCAGCCTGACTTGATGTCGCCATCTGAACGCGCTCGGCCATCTCCTGATAGCTCTGCACCATTTTTGCCATCTCACGCAACGCCCCAGCGGCGAAGATTAACTTGATCGTTGCTGCGAGCTTCGACAGTGTCGTATTCAAGTTGTCCGCTGATTCATCGGTATCATCAAAATTACTCTGGAGATCGTTTGTCATATCGACAACATTACGACCAGCAGAAAGCAACTGGGCTGTGTCCGCACGAATTATGTAAACAATCTCACCTACATTTTCGGACATATGTATTTTCTCCAGGCAATAAAAAAACCCCGACGAGGCGGGGTTTAATTCGATGTTATATCACGCTTGAGCTTCAGAAATAACCGATCTGTTGACATACCTGTTGAGTAGCCAATTGTTCGCTCTCATCGCTACCGAAAGATATGACGGCAGCATTGAGGTCCTTTCCTTTACCAACGATCATTATTAGGAAAGGTGTATTGCCAACATACCCGCCATATGAATTTTTTGAATTCACATATCCACAATATTCACCATTTCCATTGGATATAAATTGGGAATGTTTGAATTTAGCACTATAAGGATCTTTTAATTTATCGGTAATAGCTTTTTCTACAGCCGTTTTTTCCGCTGTAGTCAAATTTCGCCATTTTGGATTGTCGATCGGTTTTATCCTTTCGCTTTCCTTTTGCATTACTTGGCATTTATCCCACTGCTCCGTTACTTTGCCTATCCTGTCAGAAACAGCGAAGTTAGAGCCATCAGTTGCCGCGACATATACTTTTGAGCCATCATCAACCATTTTCAGCGCCCCTCTATTTTGAGTAAGAGGTGGACTAAAAACAAATGTTCCATCTGGGCGATGCAATTTTATTGAATCATCTAAAACTTCCACTTTTGCAGGAACGGGTATGCTCATGTTACCCATGACGCCATTTGTAAGACCAGCTTTTGCGTAACTACATTGGTAGGTGTCAGCGCCATTAGCCGTGGCGGTTATTAACCACAATACGCATCCCCAAAAAAATACTTTCATTCCATTTCCCCAACAATAACGAAATTCACATCCTATCAGGGGAGCGCGGCAGCGCAACGGGCAGGTCTGATTTTTTGATCTCAGTAACAGCGGTCAATGCAGCCCGTTGCGCTGTGCATCGAGTGCGAACATCTTCTCTGCCCAGTCCATAGCCTCATCGTAATGCTGCTCGGTCGGGATTTTCGCGGCTTCCTTCGGCGGATATTTAGCGTTCATTGCCGCCCTGAAGCTGGTCATGGTCATGTTCCAGGCATCGGACTCGCTCATGCCCAGGTGCGCCACGGCCAGATAAACGAAAGACCGGGCATCGAATTTCCCCGAGTATTCGCCTTCACCTTTGCTGGCGGCTTCCTGCGGCTGGTCGCCCACAACCCCATGGCGAATAAGATGGCGCGCCAGCTGGATGATGTGTGATACCGGCAACAGGCCGGGGCGATACGATAACTTGCCTTTTGCTGTGACTGAGCAAATACCGATCATCTGGCGGAGGTCATCATCACAAGCCGCCTGCACAACCTTTGCTGCAGTAACAACCATGTCGGCGAAACAGCGCGCCTGAGCACTGCGCAACACTTCTACATCGCTGATCCGGTGTTCAGGATAATGTCCGCCGTGTACCGTCACGAATGCTGTGACAATCTCTTCCGGTGTGCCAATGCGCGACATCGCAAGAAACGAAGGGTTGAGGAATATTCTCCGGCCACCGGCGCGTATTTCCGCCTGGCCGATATCGGTAATTGCCTGCATAAAACCTCAAAGGGGCTTTCGCCCCTGTCAGTTAAGACGCGTTGACCACAACCGTTGCCGGGCTCGTGGTGACGGTACCGGCGGTGGGCGATGAAACCTGGCAGGTGTACGAACCGGCATCCCCCGCCACCGCGCTGGCTTTGGTGTAGGTGGCTGACGTGGCGCCGCTGATATCCGTGCCGTTCTTCTTCCACTGATACGTCAGCGCTGAACCATCTGTCACGGTCGCCGCTGTGGTAAGCGTCAGCGTGCTGCCGGTGGTGATGGTGCGGTTCTGCGGCTGGGAGGTGATGTTAATGACCGCGCCGACGTCGCGGACATCCACCAGCCCGGCGCTGGAGGCTTCAATCGACCACGTGGCCACGTCATCATGCGGTGATTCATCCTGCCAGCTCGTTACCAGGAACGGGCCTTCTGTGATATCGAACGGCGAGATAATTTTCAGCCACACGTAAGGCTGGTTGCTGGTTTCTCCGGGCGGGTTATATACATGGCGCTTCATTTCCTTCTGGCCGTAGATAGCTTCCTTGCGACTTACGCCGTCGCCGGAGAAGGATACGTTTTTATACGTGACCAGATTTTCCTGGGTATACGCTGCGCTCTGGTCAGCTGTGGCGTCTGCGGTTTCCCATTCCACGCCGGTTGTTTTGCCACGCATCATGCCGAGGCGCTTGTACTGGCTCAGCGTGGGCTGAACCTCCGGGCAACCAATCGCAAAATAAACGACGACGTCGCGCCCCGTGAATGCACCTGATTCACAAGTCATATGTGTTACTCCGTATTATCGGGAAATAATGGTCTGGAAGTTAATTTCGAAGGCGCAGCGGCCCTCTTCGGTGCGGAAGGCGGGAACGCCCCCGACTGGCTGCATTGAGATGATGCATTCGGTGTGGTAGTCATCGAGCATGGCCTGGCGGATGGCGTCGGCGGTGTTCTCCACCGCATCAACATCGGCGTCGTTCTGCCCGGTCAGCAGGATGAAGCGGAAGTAGTCGCGGGTGATGGCCTCTTCTGCCGCGCCACCGCCCTGCTGCTGGATAACGAGAT